TACCGGTAGTAAATTCTCCGAGTACGATAGTGTGCTCTGGGATGCCAACAATAGGTACAATACGCTTACCTTTGAAGCGATAGTCGTTGACTTTAGTATTGTCCGAGTATTTCACCGTCTTGTCGCTCAAATATTGGTCATATAAATCCCAAATATCCCAGCCACACACAAATACCAACCCTGCTTTCTTACGGATTTGTTTCGGGCATTTCTTCCACATAGCATTGAGTGCGGCTTCTACACTGGCACCTGTGCTTAATTCTGTAGTACCGGCAATAATAACTTGCCCGCCAGCTTTTTCCACATCTGTTGCATCTGTTGCGGTATTTGCCAGAATACGTTTGATTGCACCGTCAAAGTATTTCATTGGGCCACCGGCATTTTCACCTCCAATCGTTGTACAACCTTCAGGAGCGGTAATTTTTGCGGCTGCTGAACCACCTTTTGCGGAGCACCAAATAGACTCACCGATATACTCATTCTTTCGATCCATCAAAAGGCGCAGCATTTTAGCCTGTACTTTTGGGTCTAAGTCACGGAATACCAAATTACCTTCCGGTTGGGCGAATTTGTAATACTTTTCATAGTCACGAGGGTTAAATTCAAGGTACACCATGAATTCTTGTGGTTCCAGATAACGTTCTGTGAATGTGTATTGGTTCAGTCCACCAGTGGTTCCTGCTCCTGCACCATGAGTCGAGTTTGGAGTGGGAACGTTATCTTGAATTACTTTTCCCAATTGAATAGTGGGGATGGTGTATTTGAACTGGATTCCAGATTTGATATGAATCAAACCTTCTTTGTATGTATCATTTCCTTGCGCGGTATATGTCAGGAGGTCATTAAGGACCTCACCAGAATATGTGTTTTGCGCAAAATTTACTGAACTTGCCATGTTGTTTATGTTATTCTGTTTTAGTCGAGTGTTTTAAACTGGAAATCTGTTCCTACGACAGCTTCAACAGCCTTAGCCATTTTCTTTTCTGCCTCGGTCATCTGATTTTTTGCATTTTCAATGTTGGCAGGATCATTTGCAATTTCAGCAGAAATTTTATCACGTTTTGGAATGGAATTCAGCGTTGCCTGCACCATTTCAAAATCGTTTTGAGCCATTTCCACCCATTTAGGTTTTGCATCAGAATTGATTTTACCTTCAGCAATTGCATTGTCAACGAACTGTTCGATAGTTTCTTTACGTTTTGCCTCTTCAGCATCTTTGTAACTTTTCAATTCGTTCTTGACAGTTTTCAATTCGTTTTGAACATTGGTAAGTTGCGCATCCAATCCTTCTTTCTGAATTTTCAAAGCATTGTATGAAGCCTGAATTTCTGCTACCTTGTTTTCCGCATTTTTCAATGCGTCAATTCGGGTAATAACAGCTGAAACTTCAGAGGTTTTCTCCAAACCAAGCTGGGCGCATACAGAACCAAATGCAAATTCTTGTTCTTTGTCCATTGTTTTTTGTGAATTTGAATTTTCTATTTGATTTTGATTAGGAATAGAACTGGAATCATCAAGTGGTTTAAAATCGCCCAGTTCTGTATTGATAGAAGCCATGATTTTTTGAAGGGCGTTCGCTTCCACTACTCCTTCAATTTGATCTTTTACTTTATTACAAACCTGTTTAGAGGTTTTTAAAACACATTCTGCTGATAATATACCGGCGTTTACGGCAGATTTTGCATCAAAGTAAGTTCCATCACAACCTTCTTTTCCATCCATGATTTCTCGAACCTTAGCTTTCGTCAGACCAAATCTTTTATGATATATGGTTTCAATCTGTTTCTGAAAAGCATTTACAATTTGTTCATTGTCTGGGTTGCATGACTTTTCGTCACGTATGAAGGGGTTGTGGATCATTAAAATAGAATAGTCACGCATGTAAGAACGAGTTCCTGCCGCCCACAGTACTGAAGCCATTGATGCTGCCAATCCTTCTACAATTGTTTCAACTTCAATGGGACATTGCTGTATAATGGAGAATGTTCCCATTCCGTACAGAACGCTTCCACCTTCACTATTAATGCTGATTACAATTTTCGAGGGTTTAACGTAATCTTGTATCCATAAAAATTCATCATTAAAATTACGTGTGCTCTCTTCATCAATAGAAGCGCATATATACCGGTTTTGCTTCTTGCGCTTCTCCAACTACATATTTTAATTCATCTACTTTCATTTGAGCTTTTTCACAAGAATAGGTATCAGCTTCTTTAATGGTTGTAAGTTTGTTATTCGACTTGATCGGTTGGAGGATCAGTTGAAGGCATTTCTACAGAAGGTTCATACTTCGCTACATCTTCGATTTTAGGTTCTTTGTGATTACCATGTGCTTCTGAATCATGTTCTGGTGCATCAGAATGGTTCGTGAATGGTGGCATAACTAAATACCTGTCTACCCATTTGCGATACTGGAAAGAAGAAGATGTTCTAAACCATATCTCGTAGTCAATCCAGTATGGCTGTAGCCCATGATCTAAAGATTCCGGCATATCAAAATAGGTAAGGTTACAACGTTCATTTAATGCTTCTTCGTAATCTTTCGCATCTTGAATTGCATCATTAATCTGTTGAAAAACGCGAAATCCATGTGTCTCAACAATATCGTCACTATTGTTTAAATCTGATACGCATAGTGGCACGCCCTTCTCCAATTCTTTGTTGGGCAACTAAATAACGTACATTTACAAACCGAATAAATGCCGCAGGAAAAGGTATAGCATATTCTGTATTACCACGAGTACGAACAATACGTTCAAACTGTCCGTTATCTATTTTTACAGTTTGGAATAGTTTGGGCGAATTATTATCGTTAGGGTCTGTATGTAAGGACTCTAATACACGTTTTACTGCTAAATACACATCCTCTAAAGGGTTGTTGTCTACTTCCTCCAAAGTAGTATCGTCATCATCGGGAAGGGGAGAGGTGTCTTTTGCAAGTGTGTCTTTTAAACTGTCCGGTAAATCTGTTTTATACTTATCTACTATCATTTTGGAAAGCCATCAAAAATACGAATACTGTAAGATGAAATTTTATCAGCTACGGTTGTAGAATATCCTATAAATTGCCTTTGTCTAATATAGGATGCTGGAGAACCAGGTTTGGCAATTTTTCCTCCTTCATTATGTATTGCTGCATAACAAAAGTTTCTTCCATATTGCCTATTACTAAATTTGAACATGTCTGGATCTGTGAATAATTTAACACCACGATTCTTATTAGAATGAAAGCGTTCCCATACTATTGAATGTTTTAATGCTCCTGTTTCTTCCAATATAGGGTGTGGCTTATGATCACGTCTGGATTGCCAAGAAAAAGTTCCGGCTGAATTGAACCGCCGGAGATAAAAAGAGTCTCTAAATATTTTTTTTGCGGCATTACCTACCAATGTTTCAAAATTGAATACATTAACTTCAAATTTATTAGGCAACCTCAACCATTGTTCAGCTAATTGTCTTGGAGTTATTACTTTTCCAGCCATTTGTCCTTAATTTTATTAGCAATGGTGCGCAGCCTCTTTTTATGCTTTTTAGGAATAATAAAGTATGAATGTGCATCACTAAATATTCGCCCACCTTTTGCTACACTTTCTTTAAATACTGGATTAACAAAATCGGGCATCTCAATAATTTGTCCCATCACTTGTGATAATTTGGATTGGTTGAGAATGTCAGCACTTTCTTCCACTAGAAAACAACGACATCCATGTTCAATTGGGGGGATTAACCATGCTGGGAAAGATGCTTTGCGGTAGCTAGTCCCTTCTAATGCAAGGTGCCAAGGGCGAACCCTATTATCTCCCTGTGTCATATATGTTAACACTGTATTATTGCTATACAAAATCCAACCAGCAGCAATTCCCATCGCATATTCAATATCTTCGTTTTCAATATTCGCGTATATGCTATTGTATCTGTGAAAAACATTTTCAGCTTCTGTCAGATCTACTTCATTGTCAATATTAAAATTGTCTGGAAGGTTCTCCGACATCTGAAATTCTTCAGCTACTGCAAAATCAACAAGATTATCTAATGCAGCTACTAATATATTACGTTGCTCTTTTTCTAATTTGGTTAATCCATCATTGTGATTACGAAGTAATTCCAGTGCTTTTTCAAAGTCCATACCAAAACCTTTGATTGCATGATTCAATGCAAATTCCGCACGTAACGTCATCATTTCTTCTAATAAATCCCAACGATCCTCTATATTGCCATAGTCCTGTAAAAACTTCTGGAAAACAGCATAGATAGCAAGGTATTCAGCATTCTCTTCATCTTTGTTTGATTTAGATTCTGCAAGAACGGAAGGAGAAGTGCTATCTTTTATTCTCCTTCCATTAGAAAATTTTCAACGTTGCTTGAATTCTTTCGTTCACCACGTCTATGCCCATATCTTTTGTAATATTCTTCATCGGACATAATGCGTCTATCATTGGAACTTCCATTTATACTCCCGCTATTACTTGCCATTTCCGATATAGCGTTAAATTGTTTCCCTACGACAATACCAAATTCTTTTTCGATTTCATCTGCTGATACTTCATACTTATCTGTAATAAAAGAATATAAGCTAATCTTGTCTTTATTACTCATTTCTACACGGTTGGCATATTTGAATTCTAATCCCGGCTTGATATATCCCATAGATACTAATCTAGGAACGATCTCTTCATTCATTACATTTTCAATGAAACCGCGATACATCTCTATGCGCTCCCGAAAAATGTCTTGGTGAGCATTTGTTGATCCAACATAAGATTGGGTTGCTCCAGCCATAGATTCAGAGCCAACTATTAGATTAGAAACTTCTGTATTGGCAAAATTTATTAAACTAGTATATATGTGCTCGGAATTTGACATTGTAAATGTCTTAATGTCAATATCATCGTTCAATCCTGTAACTATTATTTTATTCTGAGCCGCATTTGCAATGTTTTGTGCTAATCGTTGTCGATCTTGAATGCTTTCTGATTCAGTCTTACCATGTATGATAGGCTGGCCATAAGTATGACTAAAATTAACATAATTAGCAAGAGTGAATTTTTTTGCAAGGATAGTTGGAGTAGTTGCAGAGAATAGCCCCAAATCACCATTATCAATAAGTATATAATTCTTGGAGTATTGCGATGAAGCAATATCCCATCCTGGATTCCACTGCCCTTGTCTTTGCACAACTCGTAATTGACTTGCCAATACATTTCTTCGCTCAACAATATTTACTTCAGCTAGCTTTCCTGTTAAAGGGTTAATATCAGGCATTATTTCTAATAAGGTGTAACCGTACCATTTGGCTTCAACAATACCTTTTATGATTTTAGTGAATTGAGAACCTTGTATCTTTTTGGTTTCTTCTACATCCTTAATATATTTTCCTCGTTCATTTTGTCTTGCCAACATGTATCGTTCGCCTATAATCTGTGATTCTACAGTTTCTAATACTGCACGTAAATGAGCATCCTGCTCTACACATGCTTCGTATAAATCTATCAGTGGACCACGATCATCTAAAACAACCCCGCGTGTTACTTGGGATTGAATGGATTTGTATCTACAATGACGGTCAATCTCCCTAACATATTCTTTGCTAGTTTTAAATATGCTTTCTAAAGGAGTGCCGTGAAATGTTGTTTCTGCACTAATTACATTCATATTAAGAGTTTTTGAAAGAATAGATAGCGAGTCTAAAGTTGGTTTCTATATATATGGTAGGGTAGGAGTATATGTATTATAATTTGAAATTCGTAAATATCAGTATTATAGATATATAGCTATAAAATATGTGTTAAATATATGATTTTGTATTGTCAATGTGATAAAATAAAATATCTTTGCGTCGATAATTTAATGTTTAACAAATAATACGTCATTAAAATGAGTAAAGATTTTAATTATTTTCGCATTAAGATGGCATACAAAGGCACAAATGATCTAGGTGCTATTGTTCCCATCAAATCAGAAGATCTGGTAATGGCTACATGCTATACCGAAGCAGAACAAATCGCTTATAAGTTGGCTGAAGGAAAAGATGAGTTTGGTGATGTGGATATAGAAATTGTCCGCACCAAAATTTCAGAAGTTGCTTATAACGATACATTTGCTACTGATACTGAACTAATTTGTGGATTAATATCCTATTTTTTTGAAGAAAGTGAAGATACAGAAGTTGGGTTGTATCAAGTATCTCTTGTTTATTATGATGTGGACGAAAAGACTGGTAAAACCAAAAGTTCCAACAGTACAATTTATGTACCGGCTTATTCTTCATCTGAAGCGATAGGAAATATTCGCACTTACTTAAAACGGGCTGGGGAAACACGTGAATATACTATTCGCAATGTCAAATATGACAAAGCACAATCGGTCATGGTTACACCTGAAACTCATCAAAACAACATTAGGGTATAATGACTTCTCCTAAGGGAACCGGGAAAATTATAAATATCAAATGTACAGAAGTCTCACTCCCGGAGTTTCCTAATCTCCTTTTTGGAACTCATTTTGATGGTAGCAGAATTTTTGATGCTACATATTATCTCCAATCTAAAGACCCCGACAATAAATTAAGCATAGAAGACTTCTTTCATAAGTTTGATTTCCAAATCAAGGCTATTGCAGAAACTTACAAGTTGCCTTTAGAGAAACTGGTATCAATCAACACGGAGGGGCATCAATTGATTGACGGATGTTTATGCTATCCGTTTTTATCTTATGTTGATCCGCAATTCTGCGCATATATCAATGAAATAATAGACGAAATGTTTGTTACTGGAGTTGTTGTGTCAGATACACATTTAATTTCGTTGGTAAAGAAAAGGCTTCCTCCAGAATTGCTCAAACAAATTTGGGATGGCAGAGAAGATTTTTCGTAAACCCAAAGCTGTCTTAATATTTAATCGCAGAAAAACATTGGCTCTTATGGCTGCTTCAGTAAATGAGGCAGCTAAAATCAGCGGTTTAAAGCCTGGAAATATTTCTAAGGCTTGTGTCGGTACATTGATTTCCAATGGTATGTATTATTTTAGATATATAGGCAGTGATGTTGAAATAGAATTATCAGATATAGGTTCATTAAAGTTAGAGGAATATGACAAATTATGTGGTATCGAACGTCAGACATATCCTACGATGGCGATGAATCGTAAAAAATGGAAATATAATAAAAACAATAGAACGTATGAAAGTAAAAGTTTATAGTACATCAAAACATCCGTTGCCTCAATACGCAACTAAGCAATCAGCAGGACTGGACCTAAGAGCAAATATTGATGCTCCAATTACTATTAATCCTAGAGAACGTGTATTGGTTCCAACAGGATTACATATACAACTTCCAGAAGGTTTTGAAGCAAGAATTCAGCCTAGAAGTGGACTAGCCCTTAAAAAAGGAATCACTTGTCTTAATTCTCCAGGATGCGTGGATGCCGACTATCGAGGTGATGTAGGTGTAATTCTTATTAATCATGGAACAGAGCCGTTTACTGTTAATGACGGGGAACGAATTGCTCAAATGATTATCTCTAAATATGAACAAGCAGAATGGGAGCCTGTTTCTTCAATCGAAGATTTAGAGGCCACAGAACGCGGTGAACAAGGATTTGGGCATTCTGGACTAAAATAAAAAATATGGGGTACGTTTTATGTGCCCCATTATTTAATTTATAAATATTATAGGATATGGAGCTTAATTTTACAGTTGAAACAAAAGATGTGTTGCTTGATATGATTAAGCGACACAATAAAATGTATCGTATGGGTACGCCAGAAATTTCAGATGCGGAGTATGATGCAGAAATAGAACTATTAAAAACACTTGATCCAGACAATGAATGGTTCAAACATACCGAACCCGCTTTTGTACCTGAAACCCGAAAACGGGCTTTGCCAATCCCAATGAAATCTTTAAATAAAGTAAAGGATATATCAGAACTTAAAAAATGGTATATGTCTTTAGGCTTGAAAGGAAATGCAGGTGTAATATGTATGCCTAAGCTGGATGGTCTTTCTCTACTATATAATGAATTAACTGGTGAGGCATATTCTCGTGGAGGGATAGAAAATGAAGGGCAAGATTGTACTAGCCATTATCGAGCATCCATTCAATGTTATAACCCTGCCAGCAGTTTTCATTATACTTTTGGGGAATTTGTTATCAACAGAAGTGATTGGGAGCAGCATTTTCATGGGAAACGTTCTAAATTCACAGGAGATATTTTTAAATCACCGCGTAACACAGCTGCCGGTCTTTTAAATAGAGATGAGCCATGTGATTATCTTGAACACGCTTCTTTCTTCAGATATGGGGTGGATGAGAGTTCCCTACATGATTATAACAACTTCCATAATCTGATAGAAACTATTTGTAATATCTATCAACAAGAGCATCTTTACCATTTTGCTTTTATAGATGAACTGAACGAAGAACTACTGATGAATTTATTCAAAGAGTGGAGTAAGGTATATCCAATTGACGGTATTGTGATTTATATTGATGATTTGCGCTTATGGGAAGTTATTGGCAGACATCAAACATCTGGAAATCCATTATATGCTATTGCCTACAAACATCCAGATTTTACAGAATCTTTTGAGACAACAGTTAAGGATATTGTATGGAAAGTCAGTAAGTCGGGTGCCCTTAAACCTGTGGTTAATATTGAAATGGTTGATACTGGAGATTGCAACATGGAAAATCCTACTGGATATAATGCTGGCTGGATTAATGATCACGAAATAGCAAAGGGGGCTGAAATATTAGTTACCCGTTCTGGAGGGGTAATTCCTAAGATTCTGTCAACTCTTACCCCAGCAACACAAGAAGAACAAGAAAAATTATGGGATGAAATGTCAGAGTGTCCTCATTGTGGTTCACCGACTATGTGGAATGAGAATCACATAGAACTGTGTTGCACTAATCTTAGTTGTCCAGGTGTTCAATTAGCTAAAATTATATTTTTCTATTTGACATGTGGGGCTGAAAATATGGGAGAAGAAACATTATCCAAAATATTCAATGCAGGCTTTACTTCTATACCGGCGATTCTTAACATTACTTTTAACGATCTGATAAAAATCGAAGGATTCGGAGACAGTATTTCAAAGATAATATTGGAGAATAACAGAAAAATAATGCAAGGGGTTGATTTGGCGACTTTAATGCAAGCCAGCGATTGCTTTAAAGGAATAGGAAAAATAAAGGCCCAAAAAATATTGGATGAAATGGATGATGAGGATTTATGCTCGTTCTGTCAAGGGTGGTATATCAATCACGAACCGGATGTTCAAAGTGAAGACTTTAAAAATTGTCCTATAACTGTACAAAACTTATTGTTGGGGTATTTTCCATTTATGACCTTTTTAGAGGAAACTAAAATACCTTACAAATTGTCCCTAAAGACCGCTGTGCTGGAAGGTAAATGCAAAGGTTGGTCTATCTGTATGTCGGGATTTCGAGATAGTAATCTTGAAGAAGTAATTACCAGCGAAGGAGGAAAAATTGTTAGTGGGGTGTCTAAAAAAACAACACATCTGGTGGTGAAGGACAAATCTGCCAACTCATCAAAAATATCCAAGGCCAAATTATTGGGGATACCAATTTTATCAATTGAAGAATTCTATGGAATTTTAAATAATTAAATTATTGTATCACAAAATATTAGCGATTAATATTAATTTAAATTGATATTAATCGCTTCTAAATTTGTATAATTGAATGTAATATCATACTTTTGCATTGAGTAAATGAATTGATATAATTATGGCAAAGAAAAATCAGTTAACCAAAAGTGATTATCTTCCTATGGAAGAATATAAGAAATTACTACGCCTTCTTCATAAGGATCGGCAATATTTATGGGAACTATATGCTCGACTGGCATTCTGCACTGCACTACGAGTATCAGATGTATTGTCTTTAGCATGGGCTGATATTCTCCATAAAGGTTCATTGACCAAAATTGAGAAGAAAACTGGAAAAGTACGAAAAATCCCATTTAATTTAAGTATTCAAACGAGAATAGAGGAACTTTATATATTGCTTAAACGCCCTAATCCGAATGAATTAATATTTAAAAGCAAATTTACAGGAGTATCTGTCTCTTCCCAATATCTTAATCGGATAATGAAAGAATGGAAAGCTAAATATAAATTGGATATAGAAAATTTTTCTACACACACTTTTAGAAAAACATTTGGACGATATGTTTATGATACAAGCGAAAATAAGTCAGAAGCACTGTTACTATTGAACAGGATATTCAATCACTCTAACATTGAAATAACTAAAATATACATCTGCATTAGAGAAGATGAAATAAATTCTATATTCGATTCTATCCGTCTCTAACTTCTTCGCTACATTTTACATTTTGATTTGCACGACATGTGCCCCTATCTTTACTCCATAATTGGATAAATAAAATTGACCATGTTTATACAACAAAAGAGGGGACTGTCTGTATCCCCACCCATCATCATTACTTGTGAATTGTGTAATACGCTGGAGAACCTGGATGAATGTAATCCTCCAGGTGAGATTTTGCGTATTATGAGTAAACGAAATGTCTGTTCTAACTGTGCTTTCTGGATGGATAAAATAGCTCATCCGGATATAGGTAATGAAGTTATTGGTTCTCATTATTATATTGTATATCCATTTGTAAAACGACCCAATAACGTTATTAAAGGTTCTGAAGGCAAAGAATTTTATATTCGGCGATTTGATGGAACACTAATCAAATCCAATAATATATGGCATCAAGGTGAAATCCCTGAACATTTTAGAAA